TACCGAAGAGGCTACCCCTAACACNATGACAGCCAAAATTACACGCGGTAAAAANCGTGGGATGGGCGCTGCNNTNCGTGGTGGNCGCTTTACAATCGCATAAAAAGCGATAGTATCGGACTTACTCGGAGAGTAAACGACAAGGAAAGCCCTTGAACGATCTAGATGTTGTGCAATTTGTGCAACAAACATTAAAAGGTCGCAAAGCCCAAATTCAAGAACTCATGTGTGAAGGCGGGATTAAAGATATGGAACATTACAGAGAGTGCATGGGTGAAATCAGAGCGTGTGATTACGTTTTGGTGGAACTTTCTGAAATGCTAGAAAAACAGGAACAAAGAAATGCCTGATTCGAATGAAGCACTAGATGTGTCTGAGTGCTACGTCGCAGAAGAAAAACGGGTTTTAGACCCGTCCCTAATGGATAAAGAACTTATCGAACGCCTACCACAACCAACAGGTTGGCGTATTTTAATCATGCCTTTCCGCCCACCCGAAAAGAGTGATGGCGGTATTTTGCTTGCTCCAAAAACCCTAGAAGAAGACGTAATACAGACTCAGGTCGGTTACGTGTTGAAAGCTGGGCCGCTCGCCTACAAAGACAAAGAGCGTTACCCGACAGGGGAATGGTGCAAAGAAGGCGATTGGGTGATTTTTGCCCGATACGCTGGATCTCGTTTCCGTCTCAACGGCGATAAAAAAGCTGCTTTTGGCAGCGAAGTTCGCATGCTGAACGATGACGAGGTGTTGGGCACGATTTTAGACCCGAAAGACATTTATCACGGTTAGGAGTTAAAAAATGGCAGAGTCAAGCCCTGCGCACGAGCCGGATGACGGACAGATTAATCTGGAGTTCGACGAAGAAGCGCAAGAGATTGTATTAGACGACGATTCAAAACAAGCNGCAGAAGCGCCAGAGGCGNTTGAAACTGAAACCGAATCGGTAGACGAGCACGAGCAGTATGGCAAATCGGTGCAAAAACGCATCAATCAGCTTACAAAACGTGCCCGAGAGGCTGAAAGAGAGCGCGAAGAGGCGGTCAAATACGCCCAAGCGGTTCAGCACGAAAACCAAAGCGTCAAACAGCGACTGCATAACCTCGATAAGAATTACATCGACGAGTACGGTAATCGTGTTTCGTCGGAGCAACAGCGGGCTAAAGACGAGCTCAAAACCGCTATCGAAACCGGGGACACTGATCGCCAACTGGCGGCGCAAGAAAAGATTTCCCAACTGGCGGTGGCTGCAGATCGACACGCCCAAGCGCGTGCTCAACGAGAGGTACAGGCCGCACAGTTCCAACAAGAGGCACAGCAGCCTGTTTACCAGCCTGCGCCTCAAACGCAAAGACCAGATCCCAGAGCGGAAGATTGGGCAGAAAACAATTCTTGGTTTGGCCAAGATTCTGCGATGACTTTCGCCGCATTCGGTATTCACAAAGAGTTGATCCAAGAGAAAGGCATGGACGGCACTAGCGACGAATACTATGATGCGTTAGATTCCGAGATGCGAAAGGCGTTTCCTCACAAGTTTTCGGACGGTGAAGAAGAAGTTTCGCAAACACGCCGGACTACACAAACTGTAGCCGGGGTATCTCGTCCGTCGAAAGGCGGGCGCGGCAAAAAGGTTAGACTCTCCCCTAGCCAAGTAACTATTGCCAAACGATTGGGAGTGCCGCTTGAAGAATATGCGAAGTACGTGAAGGAGTAGACATGGTAGATTCAAACGAAAAAGAAATTGAAGCGATCAAGAAAACTTCCCGCGCAAAATCATCGAGGGCTGCGACTGCACAACGCAAGCCGTGGTCCCCTAAGTCAAATTTAGATGCTCCACCCGCGCCTGCAGGGTTTAAACATCGCTGGATACGTGCCGAAACTCGTGGCTTTGATGACACAAGTAACATCAGCGCACGTCTTCGAGAGGGCTACGAGTTAGTCCGACGCGATGAGTACCCTGACTTTGAGGCACCTGCTATTGAATCGGGTAAGTATGAAGGAGTGTTTGGAGTTGGCGGATTGCTTCTAGCTAGGATTCCGTTAGAAACGGTGTCGGAACGAACCGATTACTTCAACAGGAAGCATGCGGATCAAGTCGAAGCCGTTGAAACTGATGTCCTACGAGAGAATGCACATTCAACTATGCGCATTGGCAAACCTGAACGCCAATCGCGTGTTACTTTTGGTGGTCCTCGTAATCAGTAAGGTATTAGGAGACTTTTTATGGCAAATCAGGAAACCGCGTACGGTCTACGTCCAATCGGACTCGTAGGTAGTGCCGTCAATTCTACTGGTGTTACGAAGTACGAAATTGCTTCTGACAACACCAATGCCATTTTCCAGTACAGCATCGTGATCCCGCTTGCGGCGGGCGTGATCGATCAAGCTGGAGACACTGCAGGCGGCACAACTGCTGCTCTGGGTGTTTTGGTAGGTGTAGAATATGTCGACTCGACTTCGAAGAAGACTGTATTTAGCAACTATTGGCCCGGATCAAACAACGTAAGTGTTGACACTAATTTCCCTGTCAAAGCTTTAGTTGCAGATAATCCGATGCAAACTTTCCAAGTCGCAAGCGACGCTTCACTTACCGATCGTGCTACTGCACTGGCCGGTGTGTTTGCAAACGCAAGCCTTGGTACGTCTGCTCGTACGGGCTCTACTAACACGGGTCGTTCTAACTCGGCTTTGAGTGTTTCATCTATCGCTACAACTGCTACTCTGCCGTTGAAGATCATGGGCCTCGTCGATGACGATGCTAACAGTGACTTCACTGCAGCAGGTATTGGTTTGATTGTACGCATAAATGCACACTACAATTCGACTAACGCTCGATTCGATTCACAAACCACTGCCACCACAACTGGCATCTAAGGTAGGAGAACTTCAATGCCTATTACTCGCGCACAATTAGCGAAAGAGCTTGAACCCGGCCTTAATGCTTTGTTCGGGCTGGAATATGATCGTTACGATCAAGAGCACGCAGAAATCTTCGACGAAGAATCTTCAGACCGCGCGTTTGAAGAAGAAGTCATGCTTTCTGGTTTTGGTACTGCCCCTGTTAAATCAGAAGGCAGCGCAATCTCGTTCGATGACGCGCAGGAAACATATACTGCACGTTATACGCACGAGACAATCGCGCTCGCTTTTTCGATCACCGAGGAAGCGGTAGAAGATAATTTGTACGACCGTCTGGCTGCGCGTTATACGCGTGCGCTGGCTCGTTCAATGTCTCAAACCAAGCAGATCCGTGCTGCTACCGTTTTGAACCAAGCATTCAGCACTGCATCACCTATCGGTGACGGTGCGGCGCTGTGTTCGGCGGCTCACCCCTCTATCTCTGGTAACCAGACTAACCTTCTCGCTACTGCAGCAGATCTCAATGAGACTTCGCTGGAGCAGATGTTGATCGATATTGCTGGTCTGACCGACGAAAGAGGTCTGAAGATTGCTGTTCGTGGTATGAAATTGATCATACCGAAAGAACTGCAATTCATCGCAGAACGAGTTCTGAACTCAAATCTGCGACCGGGAACGGCAGATAACGATATCAATGCCAACAAGTCTATGGGTATGCTTCCAGAAGGGGCGGTTGTAAACCACTTCTTGACGGATACAGACGCGTTTTTCATTAAGACAGACGCTCCNAACGGCTTCAAGTTGTTCCAAAGAACCCCCATCAAGACAGCGATGGAAGGCGACTTCGACACAGGCAACATGCGTTTCAAGGCGCGCGAAAGATATTCTTTCGGCGTCAGCGATTGGCGTGCTGTGTTCGGAACACCCGGCGCATAAGCAGATCTTTCCTGCTTTGGAAGGGCGACAATGTCGCCCTTTCTTTTTGCCCGTTTCTTAGTTATCTTTCTCCTATCCTGACAGGCGCATCCCGTGCCTGACACCAGCCACGACAGGAGATGACAATGGCTAATACCACTTTTTCGGGTGCGGTGCGTTCGGAAACTACCTTTAAGACTGTAAGCAAAAACTCAACCACTGGCGCAATTACTGAAGTTGCAACTATTGGTGACGGCCCCGTTAGCCTTGCTGATGGCGACGTAACCCTAACTAACGCTACCCACAGCGGACGAATACTGCTGGTTCCAGATGGCGGCCAAGACAACACCTACACCTTGCCAGCGCCTATTGCTGGGTCTGTGTTTAGGTTTGTTTACGCAGGCGGTGCCGCTGACGCAACTGATGCGCTAATCGTTACGCCCGGAAACACCAATTTTTACATTGGTGGCGTTACTTTCCTTGATACCGACAACGAAGTAAGTGCGGTTTTTTCTGATGGCAACTCCAATAGCAGCATCCAGTTAAATGTACCTGCGGGCTTTGATGTAACAATTATTGGTTTGAACACCACCAATTATCAGATCTTCGGCACTGTGACGGGCGCGACTGCACCGGCGTTCGCCGATCAATAGTAGGAGTTCGTTATGGCTGATGCAGTAACATCGCAAACTTTGGTCGATGGTCCTAAATTTGCTGTTTTGAAATTAACCAACATTTCAGACGGTACAGGTGAATCTGCGGTCACAAAAGTGGACGTGTCAGCTTTGCAAACTAGCGCGGATGGTGACACTTGCACGAGTGTCACTATCGACCGTATTTGGTGGCAATGCATAGGCATGAAAGTGCAGTTGTTATTTGATGCAACCTCAGACGCTTTTATCATCGAACTTGGTGAGAACCAAAGCGGAGATCACGACTACAGTAGCTTCGGTGGCCTCACCAATAACGCCGGGTCTGGCAAAACTGGGGACATTAAGTTTACTACCGTGGGTGCCAGTTCAGCCGACACGTACACCGTGATCTTGTATATGAGAAAAGGCTTCGACTAATGGCGACGACGAAGGACGTTAAAAGACTACCGTCCGGGAGAATACAATACCGGGGCGAAACGTTTTCTGGATACAACCAGCCAAAGCGTTCGCAAGGTAAGTCAAAAAAATCCGTCGTTTTGGCTAAAAAAGGTGATCAGGTGAAGATGGTCCGATTCGGCGACCCTGACATGACGATCAAGAAGAACCAACCCGGACGCCGTAAGAACTTCCGTGCCCGCCACAATTGTGACACGGCAAAGGATAAATTTACGGCTCGATACTGGAGTTGTGACGCATGGTAATGACACGAGGCGCTACGCCTAGAGGTTTGACGTACTATGCCAAAGGCGGTGGGGCATCGAAGAAGAGCAAAGGCAGCAAAATTTGCCCCGAAGGCAAAGCTTGGGCCAAGCGCACCTTTGATACCTACCCGTCTGCTTATGCAAACTTGGCGGCTAGTAAGTATTGTAAAGACCCAAATTATGCCAAAAAGGCAAAAGGTGGGAAGAGAAAGGGCCGATAATGGGCGAGCTTAAAAAATGGCTTGATCAGAAATGGGTTCGTATCAATACCGAAGGTGAAATCGTCGGCGAGTGTGGTAGTTCTGAAAATAAAAAGAACCCAGATCGTTGTTTGCCAGAAAAGAAAGCTCGATCCTTGAGTAAATCAGAGCGTGCGGCTACTGCGCGTAAAAAGAAACGAGAAGGGTCGAAAGGTAAAACCGTTGTTGCAAACACCCCCAAAGCTAAAGTCACCAAGATGAAGGCGGGCGGGGCTGTGAGAGCGGAGATTGCAAGGGGCTGTGGCGCTGTTATGAGCGACCGCAGGAAGAAAACAAAGTATTTGTGAGGTTGATATGTCTCGAGTGAATCTTGGTATGGGTGGCTTCAAGAAGAAAGCTGCGCCAAAAAAGAAAGCAATGAAAAGCAAAGGCAGCGCGCAAGGGGCTAAGATGAAGTCCAAAGGCGGCGCTATGGGCGGCAAGAAAGAAATGATGCCCGGCGGCATGAAGAACGGCGGCGGCGTGAAGCCAAAAGGTATGAAGAACGGCGGCAAGATGGCTACAAAAGGTTACCGAAATGGCGGCAAGGTCAAAAAGAAGGGTGACAAGGTAGGCGGCAAAATCTGATATGCCTTACTTACAATCCAACATCCCGCATTTTAAGTGCTGGGTGCGTCGTGAATACACCAAAAACCATGAGGAGTATCACGGCGAGTTTTTGCACGCTATGGCAATTGCTGTGACAACCATGCCGTGCAGGTGCTTGAGCTTTCAATTGATCTTTACAGGGATCGAAGCAGAGGGCGAAGAAGAAGACACCGTTCATGGGGGCGCTATGTGGGCTCGCATGCCGATCACAGCTTTGGTAGGGGACGTCCCGTTGGAGGAGTGGCCAGAACCTATGCCGGTTTGGGCGGCCCAACCTTGGGATTGTAGCTCGCACAATCACTCTGTGTATGTGCTTGATAGAGCAACGCCGTGCCCTTGGTTGGCTAAAATCGACGGAGAAATGTATCCCGCGAAGTATTTGTTTACGGTGGACTACACTGAAAGCGAGATCGCGGACGATCCTGCGCAGCATAAGCAAAGTCATGTTTTGCAGTTGCTAGACGCTGGTTCTTGGACGGGCAACATCGTTGCTTTGCCCAACAACCGAGTACGGGTTACTCACCCGGCATGGTTCGAAACGGGTGAAGGGGCTCCNGATTTCAAGCCCTCTGCGCATATACATTATTCGAAAAGCGATTTAGATTACACGCTTGACGTAAACCAAATTTTTGACAACTTGTACAATGACAACGAGCAATAGCAAAGATTTCGAATTAGATGTCGCTGAGTACGTCGAAGAGGCGTTTGAGCGTTGTGGCCTTGAAGTAAGAACAGGTTACGATCTTAAAACCGCGCGTCGTTCGTTAAATTTGTTATTTGCAGATTGGGCCAATCGAGGCTTGAATCAGTGGACCATTGAGCAAACGTCGATTACTTTGGCATCCGGCGTCCGTGACTACCCCGGCGGTACGATCACGATGACGGTCGGCGCATCTACTAGCCTGACCGTTGGCGAGACGATTACGGGCGGCACCAGTGCGGCGACAGCCACGATTACAAGTAAACCCTCGGCTACCACTTTAGCTTTGACCATTCCTTCGGGCACGTTCCAAGCGGCAGAGACTATTACCGGGGGCACTAGCGGGGCCACCACTACGGTGAGTGCAGCAGTGGATTTATCGGATGTGCGTAGCACCATCGACATACTTTCTTCCGTCGTTACACGAGATGGGACGGACTTTCAGATCGAGCGTATCAGCCGTTCAAGTTACTTGAACATTCCCGATAAAGACCAAACAGGACGTCCAAACCAGTTCTTCTTGGATAGGCAAATAACCCCGGTTTTACGGGTGTGGCCTACGCCAGACAAGAACACGGACATTATCAAGTTTGATCGCTTGACCCGTATTGACGACGCGGACACCAATACCAACACGGTGGATGTCCCTTTTAGGTTTTATCCGTGTTTAACTGCCGGGTTGGCGTACTACATTTCTATGAAACGTAATCCGGGCATGATGGCGGTTTTGAAGCAGGTGTACGAAGAAGAAATGCAACGTGCAATGGACGAAGACCGAGATCGTGCATCTCTGCGAATTAGCCCCGGCTATGAGTATTACAGGACTTAGTTATGTCAGGTTTTGCTCGAGGTAAATACGCTTACGGAATATCAGACCGATCTGGCGTCCGTTACAAGCTCAACCGCATGAAACGAGAGTGGAACGGGTCTTTGGTCGGGCCGGACGAGTATGAACCTAAACAACCGCAATTGTTCCCAAAACCTCCGGTAGATGACCCTCAAGCCTTGCGGAACGCTCGCCCTGACAGGGTTGAGCCTATGGTAGTGTCTGTGGGGGTGCCAAACGTTCTTGAAAAGACTTTTACGCCGGTTAAAGCATCCACACAGGTTGGCACAGTCACGGTGGTGATCACATGAGTTTTACTTTCGATAGCTTGAAGACAGCGATACAAGATTACCAAGAAACGAGCGAAACCACGTTCGTCAACAACCTGCCTGTGTTTATTAAAGAAGCGGAAGAGCGGATCTTAAAAAACATAGAGTTACCGGTTTTTCGTAAAAACGTGACGGGCACCGCTGCNGCAGATAACACTTATTTGGCGACACCTACGGACTTTCTAGCACCGTACAGTTTGGCGGTTATAAGCAGCAGTGAATATGAATACCTGCTCTTCAAACATGTTACGTTTATTCGTAGTTATACGCCCAATCCAGCTACGACCGGCACACCGAAGTATTATGCGTTGTTTGATGACAATACCTTTATACTCGCTCCGACGCCGAGCACAAACTTCACTTTCGAACTTCACTACAAGTTTCGGCCTGCCTCGCTGACTGCGGGGGCGGGGTCCGGCACGACGTGGCTGTCAGAA